CCACAGCTGTCCTTCTGCGTTGTACCAATAGTTATCTCCGTAGCTCACGCCTGTATGCGCCTTAAGCGGTACGTAGCTCATGTGCTGCGCTCCCTTCGTGGTGATGAGGTTGATATCTACGTTCTGGAGTCCGTTGGTTGTTGCTCGGGTCAGCTTGTTGTACTTGATAGCCTTGAAGGTGTCCGTCGTCGGTTTACCTGTAGGCATGAAGTTGTCGTCCCATTGATAAACGTCGCTTCCTACCGAGCAGAGGTGTCCGTCCATTTCCCAATATTGACCGTATGGGTCACCCCATACGCCAACATTTACGCTGTGGCATGTGAAGTTGTCTGCGTCCTTGACAGCGACCTTTCCGTCGCTGTAGCCCAATGCCAGGCATGCGCCTGTTTTGATGTTCTTCTGTCTTGCGAATCCGTCCGCTAATGTTGAAGTTGCGCTCTTCTCTGTTCCGTCAAGACCGCATCCGAATATCTTTGTACCATCGGATGCTGTGAGGTTCTGAATGTCTCGGTACCCGTATTTCGCCATGATGTACTGCAGAAGCAGGTTTCTGAACGGCTCGCCTGCTAGTCCATGGTTCTTGCTTCGTGCCTGGGCGTAGTTGAAGAACTGATTAATGTTGCTGCCTCCGCTCGGAACCACAAACGGAATGCTTCGCATCTGTCCGTTCTGAATGGTGCACTTGAACATGCCGGCAGGGACGTTCTTGGTAAACCAGCCACCTGGCAGCGGTGTGAGCGATATGTGGTGTCGGATGTGCTTAACTCCTCCGATTGTCACCTCCTGGAGGTAGTTCCAATAACCGCCATCTAGCATACCGAACCAATCGGCATTCTTGTATGCTGCTACCACGGCTCCGTCCTTCACGACCTGGTCTCCGTCTGCTGTGTAGCGGTGGTCGTTCGGGTTCAGACGGGTGAAGTGTCCGTCTGGTGTCATGAGGATTGCCGTAATCTTCGACAGCCAAATCTGGCGCATGAGGCTGTTGCCTCCTGTCTCGCAGTATGCGGATCCCCTGCTTGATGCTGTGTTCTCTTCAATCCAGAATGCGTTCTCGTCTAAGAACTGCTGCTGGTTCTCTTCCATCATTGCTCGCAGGTTGTCGAGCGTGATTCTCTTCGGTGTTCCTCCTGCGATTACAAACACGTAGTCGCTTCCGTTCAAAGCGGTTGTGGTACCGAATTCTGTGACTTTCTTATATTGTACGTCTGCCATATCTTTTCTCCTTTTTAAATGTTATGAGATTGATGCAGTCACTTCGTAGGCTACATCTGAATAATAATTTTTGTCCTGGTTGCTTGCGTCTGGTACGCATTTCGCCATTTCCGCTGTCAGCGTTACATTTGCTCCCGAGCCTGTGTAGGTCTTTACGTTGAGCGCATTGTACACTTCCCATCCCCATGTTATGGTTCCTGTGTATTTCACTCCGTTCTGCTTAAGCGAAAGGACAAACTTTGCGTTGCTTGTCTTTGAAATAGCGTCGGGGTTCGCTCCGTCAGGGTTTGAGTCGATGATCCATTCGTCTGAATCGTCCGTTACTCGTTGCGCATCGACGGCTTTGGCGACCCAGTTATCGCCTTCCTTGTGCAGGAGCTTGACGCTGAATACGGAGCTGCCATCTACGTCGCTTCTCGTTACGGTGATGGTCTTTCCGTTCTGTCCGCTCATAAGGACGAAATCCTTATACCACTCCAGCTTCCAATTCTTTGCGAATTCCTCATCGCTGATTGGCTTCGTTCCGTACAGGTATGTTGCGGTCAGCGTGGTGCTCTTGTCTGTCGCATTCAGCGTGCTTCGGCTTGTCGTGATGTTGATGCTGTAGCTGTCTGCTCCTGCCTGCTGAATCAGCACATCCTCCGTTCCTGCGATGGAGTCTCGGACGTTGTTGGATATGTAGCTGATTTCATATCCGATGATTTGGTTCGAGATGATGGTGGTGCTTGCTGCGTTGTCAATCAGTCGCAGGTAGCAGTAGCCGTCCACCTCCTTCTTGGCAAACTTGCCATCTGTTGACAGGTTCCAGCCTGTGTAGTTGCCTGTGGTGGCTGCGCTGGTGTTGAATGTCAGCTCCGTGCCTCGGTACGTCCATTTGATGCCTGTAATCGTTACAGGGTTGCCGATTGCACTCTTGATGCCCACCTTCAAGGCTGGCTGGTTGTAGATGTCGGTCTTCCAATCGACGGACAATGTTCCGTTTGTCGGGTCGATTGCCTGGAAGAGCGAGCCTCCGCTTTCCGCTCCTGCCTTGTCAAACTTCACGATGGATTTGCTGACGTAGATCTGGTCGCCTGTTCTGATGAAGCGCACCGTGAACGCTCCTTTAATCTTGTTTCCCATTTTTTATTCGTCCCATTTATTAAGTTCATTCTTGAATTCCTGCAGTTCCTGTAGTTTTCCTCCGAGCTCTGCTGCTGCTGTCTCGGGGTTCTCGTTCACCTTCAGCAATTCGTTCTCGTTCACTGCCATCTTCGAACCTGTGTTGTTCGTTCGATGGAGCTTGGCTTTCAGCCCTTTGGCTTCTGCCTTGCTTGTCTCTACAATTGCGTATCTCATAAGCTAAAAAATTAAAACCTTACCTTTCTCGTCCGTGAGGACGATGTTTGCGTTCTCGCTTGTCAGAATAGCTGCTGGCTCTCGTTCCTCGATGTCCATCGAAACATCAAACCAGCTAAGGTTCTTCTCGTAGCCGATGCCCAATGAATCAACGCTGCACTCCATCTTTTCGCCTGTCTGTCTGTAGATTTTATCTGCAAACTGATACGCCTTGCTGGTGGCGTTATAAACTCTCGCCTGTGTCCACCATTGAATGTTGTAGTACAGCTCTGGGTATTGGATGAGCTGGCTTCCTGCGGCAAAAATTCCGTGGTTGTTGTAGCGTTGCTGTCCTGGGACTACATCGTTGCCTCTCGCCACGTCGTGTTGTGTCAGCAGGCTCATGTCTCGAATGAGAGTGATGCCTGTGCTGGTTTTCACGTTGCCCTTTGCATCGACAAACTGAACCTCGAACTCCTTCTCCCATGTGAATCGCATATCGAATCCGATTGTCGGATATGCTATCGATTTGATTTCTGGGTGCTGGAGCGTTCCTGCTGCAAGTGCAGCCGTCTTTCCTCGCTCCACGAGGCGCATCGTGATTCCTGCTGGCAGCTTCGTCAGCGTAGTGTCTCCCTGGGTGAGCGTAATGGTTACGGTTCGCTCGTAGCTTTTTCCGTTCACGAACTTGGCTCGTTTCCCTGCTGTCTCGATGCCTTCCGCTACCAGGTATTCGTAAAGGAGGAGCTCATCCTTCAGTGGGTCGTAGATGAGCTGTTCGCAATCTACGCAGCATGCCAGCTTGTTTCCTCCCTTGTCTGTCGTGGTGAGTGCCATTCCGCTTCCGCTCACCGAATTGTTCGTTCCTGTTCGGAAATCGTAGAACATGCCCGTGTACGAAAGTGCCGCCACCTCTCCTGGTGTAATGTTTCGCATCACCTTCAAACTGCCGTTGTCATCCGTATCGTCCTTGATGATCTCGTAGTCTGTTCCCTCTTTCCAAACCTTGGCGATTGGCGTGGAATTCACAAACCATGCGTGCTGGTCGCTTGCAAGGTTCCTGTTGTTGATTCCCGACGTGAAGATTCCGTCGGGGTCATTGACCGTCGTCTGCGGTCTGATGATTGTCGGGGTAATCGAGCGGTCTGGCTCGTATTGCCCCAGCGCAGTGTTGGCTGTCTGTGCCGTCGGTGCGTCTGGCGTGATGCAGACCAGCTCGCATGTCAGATTCAATGGCGAAAAGTCGAGCCTTGTGTGCTTGCGCTCAGATTGGAATGTCCTCTTTTGGTTTGCCATTCTGTTTCTCCTCTGCTTAAAAAATTAATATTCTAATGGCTCCGTTATCGGAGTGTCTTTTCCGTCGTCTGCTATAACGTAGAATAGAGTGCTGATTCCGCTGTGGTTCGGGTTGATGTGCAAATCTGAAAACGAAATCTTAAACGATGAGCCGCAGTTTAGGTGCTCGGGCTTGGCGTTCCAGACGGCATCGGATGCCGTGTCTCCTGTATCTCGCTCCACCTTGAAGCTGTATTCGGACGTGTGGTCTTGCATGTATCCGTCCAGGATCTGAATCGTTACGGTCTCCGTTTCATCCGCTGCCATGTGTCCGTCCAAGCTCTGGTCTATGTACATCTTCCTGCCCATGTTCTCGAACTGCTCTATTGTACCGCTCATGTAGATGTTGTTAAGGTAAGCGGAGTAGCCCTTCATGTTGAAGCCGAAAATGTTCAGATTCGTCAAGTCTCCGAATTGGGCGGCTATCATGTCCTTGCTGAATTCCCAATTGTTCACGTCCGTCAGGTACCGCTCGTATGTCAGCGTGCTGTAGCGGCTCTTCTGTCTCGTGGTGTCGCTGAAGTTGCCGTATGCCACAAAGTGCATCGCCTCGTGTGGGTGGTGCTGCGTCTTCCAGGTATCGCTTGTTGGACGCAATGCGTAGCGCACCCTGCTGTTGTGGGTGGTGTCTATGATTTCCGTGATTCGGAAGTATGCAGTATAGAATCCTGCAAACTTGAAGTTGCCGATGCCGTCGTCGTAGTCATCGCTCTCGTTGCTCTCTATGTCCATACCCTCGTGCCATATTCCCTGGCAGATGTCATCAACGGCAATCTTTCCTATCTCTCCGTCCTGGAGGTGGAGGACGATGGTTCCTGTTGCCAGCTGGTTTCCGTCGCTATCGGTGTCTGGTATCACCTCCTTGATGATGCCTCCTCCTGCTGCCCTCCAGCGGTTGCCTATCTGAATTGTCACTCGGTTGCATCTTAATTCGGGAGCCTCTAGGAAATCTCGGAGCGTGAGGCTATGAAGTTCTGCCCTTCCCATTTGGTCGATGTGTCCTCCCTTGCCGAATTGTCCGCTCACGAATTCACCGATCGTCATGCCCTTGTATAGGGTGATGAGCTGCTGGGCGGTGTCCTCGAAGACCTTGCTCAGCTTGGTGTCCATCCGCTTTTCCAGGAATTGCATCTTATTCTGCAGCTCCGTGATGAGCTTGTCGTATGCAGGCAGGTTGCCCTGTGCGGTGGTGTTCTGCAGCTGGTTGTTGTAGTACACGATTTCGTCTACGGTGCTTGCAAGTGCATCGCTCCTGCTTGAATGCTTGCTCTCGCCTATGGTGTATTCGCCCTGCGTCAAGTCTTCAAGGTCTAGCTCCCATCCAATGATGCGGCTTTCCCTTGCGTGGTCTTCTGCATCGAAGTACTCTGGTGCTACGAGCTTCACCTTGCTTCCGTATGTCAGCTCGATTCCCTTCTGTCCGAAAAGGACGGGGTTCTTGGTTCCTGTGTAGGTTCCGCTGTCCACCTTCATCTTCTTCATGTCCTTCTCGGCTTCTGCCTTCAGCTCCATTTCCGCTGCCTCCACCAATTCGTCATCAATGAAGGTAATGTCCATGTTGTACATGTATAGCGTGTCTCCTGCTGCTGGCTTCATCGTCTCGTTCGGCAGTTCGAGGGTGTAGGTGTCGTTCCTGGTAATCTCGAAGAGCTGTTTGTCGTCGGTGTCTGCATCTGGGTTGAAGTGTACCTCGAAGTCCATGCCGTTCAGCTTACCGCTCTCGAAATGGATGCTCAGCGGCTTGTTTTCTTCCTGCGTCTCGTAGATGCTGTCGAATACGAATGGTGAGCCGTCCTGGAGCTTCGCCTTGAATCGGTATGCTGTCCAATAGGTCACGTTGCCTGTGTCCGTGTCGGTGGTCTTGGCTGCTATCTCCGTGACCTCCGTAATGGTAAGCAGTGCCCTTGGGTAGATGTCCTCGTATGTCTTTACGATGTCCGTGATGTCGTCTGGATCCAGGTTCACGTCGCTGTCGATGTATGGGGTTCCGATTGGCAGCTGGAGGATGGTGTCGCTGACGCCTTGTATCGCTACCTCGCTCTGTCCGTCTATCGGCTCCGTGTAGAGCTTGCTGACGTATGCCATGGCAAGATGGGAGAGGGTGACCTGCTGGCTGCTTCCTGCCAGCTGCTTGGTCTTGTCTGCCAATGCGTAGCAGTCCCTGCCGTCGTTCACGCTGTCTGTTCCGTCGGAGGCTATGCCGATGAACTCGATACCTGTCTCCGTCTTGTCTGCCAGCGTCACCCTGGTGTTTGGGGTGATTGCTTTCTTCTGAAGCTGCAAGTCCTTGAAACTGAAAATAGGGTAGCTGTCTCGCTCCACCTTCACCATCGTAGTCTTGCTGTCCTCTGTCTGTCCACCTGTTTCGTCTCCGATGATGAACTGAACGCCTGTTCCGTTCTGAAAGCCGATTGCATCTACCATGCTGCCCACCTCAATCTCGAAGACTGGGTTATTCCAGGACACCGTCTGTCCTGCTGCTGGGTTGGTGTATGAACCGCTTACGACCTTGAATGTGAACGTCTGACCTTCGTACTTGCTGTAGCTGGTTATTTTGATGCGTCTCTTCTCGCTGAAGAAGTTCTTCGGCTTGTTGGTTGTGAATCTTACCTTTGTGCCGTAGAGGGTATGGAATCCGTCTATCGTGAATGGGTTCTTCAGCTTACGTCTGTAGTTCTGGTTGAGGTTGCGGCTTGATCCGAATGCGTAGAGGCGAGTGCCATGCTCCTCGCTGTCTTCGCTTCTGCTCAGTCCGTTCAGCTCCTTGCCCTGTTCCAGCGTTATTGTCTGCCCCTGCTCGCATCTGCCGAAATGGATTGTATTCTCGGTTATCCACCATTCGGTCTCGAACGCTTCTGCTATCTTGTCGAGTGCAGCTAGCAGGGTGGTGCTGTCGTATGCTATCAGCTTCGCCTCGTTCCTCTTCTCTACGTCATCGTGGATATAAACGAGGTATTCCTTCCCTGCGTAGGTGTAGCCTATGTTGGCTAGGTTGTCCGTCAGAATGCCTGCGTGCGCCTGTATGGTGTCCGTAAGGCTCCATTTTGCTTCCATTCCGTTCACGCTTCCTCTTCTGAAGAAGATGATGCGGTTCTTGAACTTATACCATGGGCGGTCTAGGCGCAGCTCGTATTCGTAGCCGATGTCCTTGCTTGCCTTGGTTGGTGTAGGCAAGTCCACGACCTCAAATCGTCCGAGGCTTTCGATGTTGGTGTAGAATCCCTTCTTCAATGCCAGGACGGATTCGCTGGAGAAGTTCACGGTGATGTACTCCTCCTCCTGCTTCTTCCATGTGTAGGTGCTTCCGCTGCCTACAGGGATGGTGTATGCCTTGACTTGCGCCCTATTATAAAGCTGTACCTTCATAATCGTCTGAATCTTTGGTTCCTCTGTTTGCTGGGTTCGGCTCGTTCAGCGTGAGGATGAATGTCGCCATTCCCTTGAAATATGATTTAAACTGCTTGCAGCTCTTGTAATCGCACCTGTACACCACGTCCTTCTCGTACTTGGTTCTGATGTTGATGCGTCGCTTCTTCAATTCCTTCTTGAATGCGATGAGCTTCTTGAACATGTCGTCCCTGCTGGTTGCGTAAAGCTGGACGAATAGTGTGATATCACGTTCGTCCACCTTTGGCTTCGCCTCCTTGCGTATCTGCTTTCCGTCCTCTGTGGAGGATTTGTTGCTGACCGCATCCTTCAGCGGCTCTGGCTCTACCAGGGAGCAAAGGGAGGAGTCGCTGAAGCAAACGCCCCACATGCCGTATGCGTCCATGTCGTTGATGAAAAGTTCGCCTTGTCTGTTCATGCCTCTGTCTCCTTATAACTTTTCGGTGTTCTTTCTTATCTTCTCCAGCTTCTGGTTCATCGATGGCAGCTCGCTGGTGTGTCGCTCTATCTTCTCCAGGTACCCGACGGCTTGGATCTGCATCTCCATCATGTCGTCCATGTTGCTGCGGATAATGGCTGCGCTGTTGGCGATGATGGCGTTGTTCTCCACTTGCTGCTGGACGGCATCTGCAACAATGGACAGGCTGTTCTGTATGCTGGTAAGTCTGCCGTTTGTCTCGTCCTGCTGGTCTTGCGTAGCACCGCTGAGAGTTGCGGTGCTGCTGCTCTGCGTGTAGTCTTCCTTTGGGTCGATTCCTGCGGCAGCGTAGGCGTTGTCTCTTGCCTGCTCTCCCTTACGGTATGCTTCCTCGTATTTCTTTTGGAGGTCAGTTTTTTCGCTTTGGTCGAGCTTGCCGTCTGCCATTGCGCTTGCAAACTGCGTGTACCAATCCTGCAAATCCTTGGCGAGGGTGGTCTTTGTGATGTATGTAAGAACTGCTTCTTCCATGTATTCCTTGACCTTCTTGGTTGCATCCTTCACGCCCTTGGTGGTGTCACTCAGCAGCTCTTTCAATCCGTCCCTGGTGTTGTCGAAGGATAGGTTCGTCACTGCCTCGTTGTAGTCATTCTGCAAGTCGATGAGTTTCTTGTAATACTCGATGTACTCATCCATGTTGCTGGCGTTGCTCTTGTAGCCGTCGTTGCTGGCATTCTTAATCTTAGACCACAGGTCTGTCGCTTCATCTGCCACCTTCGCCATCTGCTCGCTGGTAAGGTTCCAGAAGTCCGAGGCTGAGCGGACGTTCTCTCCTGTGATTTGGCTGATTCGCTGCCAATCAGCGGAGCTCATTGAATCGTTTATGTGTTTATTAGAAGAGTGTTTTCCTCCTATGCCGATGAATCCGTTGCTGGATGCGCCACCTGTATCTCGCAGGATCTGCTGCTTGTTGGCGGTGGCATCTTCGAGGTTCTTCTTTGCTCGCTGGTAGGTGTCGGTTGCTTCCTGTCCTGCCTTGTCTTTCATGACCTCAGTTAGCCTTGTTACGGCTGATTCCAGGTCTTGGTTGGATTGGGTCAGGTCGCTGATGGTGTCCTCGATGCTGGTGTCGGTACCGAATAGCTTGCTTCCTGTAAGGCTTCGGAAAACTCCACCGACCGCTCCGAATGCTGATTGAAAAACGTTACCTACGAACTTGAAGAGTCCCTGCTTCTGTATTGCATCAAGCAATGAAAGGATGGCACCGATGATGCCTCCTATCTTCGAGCCTGCCTCTCCGAATACGTTTGCTACATTGCTGGCGACGTTGCCAAGTTCTGAAAGGCTCATCTCGCTGGTGCTGCCCAGCTGGGTTATTGCCTGCGATAGCTGGATGAGGTTGTCCGTGGTGGTATCGAAGCTCTTGTCTCGGTTCACCTTGCTGGTGTCCTTGTCTTTCTTCGCATCGTCTGCCTTCTTCTGTGCAGCCTCGACCTTCTTCTGTGCAGCCTCCTTCGCCTCTTCTGGTGCGTCGCTGTCCTCGATGTCGTCAAACTCCGATAGGGCGGTGTTCAGCTCCTGCAGGGCGGTGGTGTATTGCTCGCTGGCTTTCTCGTATGCCTTGCAGTTCTCCGCCAGGTTGCCGAATATTCCGCTCCCCTTGATGATGGCATCGTTGAGCTGGTCTATTGCCGTGGAGACCACCTTCTTGTTTTCTGGTGTTGCCTGCTGGTATTCCTTGCTGTTCTTGTATGAGGTGAGCTTGTCTCTCGTTGCCTTCAGCTGTTCGGTGGTCTGTCGGTCGAGGTTGTTGAATACTGCATCCCAATCAATGGATTTTTTCAGCTCCTCGAGGTAAACGCTTTGTATGTTCTCCTCCAGGGCTTGCGCTGCCTGCTGTCTCTTATGCTCGTAGTTCTTGGCGATGTCATTCTGTCCCAGCTTCTCGGCTTCATCTCTCAGCTTTGTAAGCTGGGCGATGTCGTCCGTGATAGCCTTGCGTGTCTTCTCTGCCTTCTCGTTCTCGTCATCATATTTGTCGAGCAATGCCTTGATGAGCTCGCTCCTCTGCTGGGTCGTCGTAGCGTCCAGCGATTGTTTCTTGGCGGTGATGCCAGCCTTTTCCTCATCGGTTAGCTTGATAGCCTTCTGCTGTCCTGTTGCGTAGAAGCCCTGCTTCTCATGCTTCGGATCTGCATCCCATAGGTTCTTCGCATGGTCTATCTTTGCCTGGAGGAGCGATTGTTCCTCCTTGTCGATGGCTTCTTTCTCTTTCTTGTAGTTGAGGTCGAGCTGGGCGAGCTTCTTCGCCTCTCCCTCCTGCATGGCATCCACGATGGCTTGCGCCTGGAGCAGCTGGTTGGCTTTCTGCTGCTGTTCCTGCTGCTGGCTGTATTTGTAGGTCTCCTCTGCCGTCTTCTCGTTAGCCTTGGCTTGCTCCTTGGCTGTTTTCTCGGCTTCTGTCTGCTGCTTATGCGCTGCCGTGGTTCTCGATTGGTGTGTGGAGACTGTTCTGCTGGCGATGTGGTCTTGCGCTTCCTTAACGAGTGAGACCTGCTGGTTCCACTCTTTGCTTCCCTTCTGGCTGTCTGCCATCTGGTCGAGCTTGGCTTGTGCCTCCTTCTGCTGCTTCTCCCAATCTGATTTATTGTAGGTGGTCTTCGACCTGGTTCTTGCTGCTGCGATTCCCTGTGCCTTGGTAAGCATGGACAGGATATCGCTTTGGCTGTATGCGTAATTGCCGAGACCCTTCAAGTTGAAGCGGACGGTCTTGCCTGTCCTCTTGCCTTTGGTGAGCGTGTTAATGACCTGCTGCAGCTGGTGCTTCGTCATGTCCTTGAATGTCGCAGCGAATTTGTCCGCATTCTGCGAAGTCAGCTCCCTGGCGACGTTCTTGTTGGCTCCGACGCTGTAATCCTTCGAGAACTTGATTTGTTCCTCGATGGTGGCTCCTCGGTACCATGGTTGGTTCGTCTTTTGTTTGTACCATTTATTCGCCCAGTCCACTTCGGCTTGCTGCGAGCCTGTCAAGAACTGCCGGTATTGGCTGGCACCCATTCCTGCGCTGACAGCCTTGTTTCTTGCTTGCTGTTCCAGCTTGAAGGCTCGTGCGGCTCTGTCTGCGTCATTCTTGTCAGTCTTAAGTCTCCGCACCCTGTTGAGTCCATCCTGTGCTGCAATCTCTTGTTTAAGTTTTAATATGTTGCGGAGGTGTCCTTCCTCGTCCATGTATTTCCTGATGATGGCTGGATATCTCCGAATAAGCAGATCCATCGCATTCTTGCGTCCGTGGGTTGCATCCTCGTCCTGCAGTGCTCGCTCGATGGCTCTGTCTGTCTCATCGTTGTATTCCTGCTCCTTCTGTTTAGCTGTTTCCATCGTCTCGTTGAGGGCGGCTTGCGCCTTCTCCTCTGCCGTGGTGCTGTCGTGGCAGGCTACCAATACACCGACCAATACACCGAGGGCGGTGGCTGCTGCTACGTATGGGTTGGCGAGCATCGTTGCGTTGAGGGCGGCTTGTACCTTCTCCACGACGGCAATTCGCACCTTGGCAATGGTCAGCGTCTCGATGTGGAGCTTCTCGGCTGCAATGGCTGTAACCACCGCTGCCTTGTAGATTCCGTATGTGGTAATCAATCCCATTATAATCTGTCCTACCTGCTGGTAGTTGGCGATTATCTTCTGTGCCATGTCGATGCTGCCTACGATGACTCCTTCCTGGGCTTCGCCTATGTCGTTGAGCATGTACTGCCAGGCTCCTTCAAGGTTGGATATCGCTCCCTTCAAGGTCTTGCTCTGTGCTTCGAGCATTCCGTTGAACTGACCTCCCTCGCTGGCTGCTGCGTGGAACGCATCTTGCACCATCTTGGTGGAGATTGCGCCTTTCTCCATTTCCTCCTTCAGCTGTCCGATGCTCTTTCCTGTCTGCTCGCTAATCACCTGCAATGGGTTGAAGCCTGCATTAATCATCTGCAATAAGTCCTGTCCCATGAGCTTGCCTGTTGCGCTCATCTGGGAGAAGGCAAGGGTGAGGCTCTTGAACTTCTCGCTGTCGCCCATGGAAATGTCGCCAATGGCTTTCAAGTGCTGCATAACGTCCTGGGCAGGAATATTGAAGGCGAGCATGGTTTGCGCTCCTGATGCGAGGTCTTGCATAATCATTGGGGTGTGGAGTTCGTATTCCTTGATCTGCTCGAAAAGCTCGCCACCGATCTGCTCTCCTGCGAGGGTCTTGAATGAGGTCTGCAGGCTTTCCATCTCGCTTCGTATGCTGATGACCTTGCTCTCGAATTGGGTTAGCTGCTGGATTGAAAAGTACGCACCGATTCCTGCAGCAATCTTTTTGAGGCTTGCGTCCATCTTCTCGGTCTCGCTCTTGGTAGCGTTGCCGAGGTCGTGGATTTTATCTTCCGCTGCCTTCGTCTCTTGCTGCAGGGCTTCTGTGCTGACCCCATTGAATGCTGAGTCTATCTTCTGTCCAGCTTGTGTGGCTCGCCTTCCGATGTTGTCGAATTGCTGCACCACCTTCTCAGCGTCCGATTGGAGCTGTGAATCGTCTATGCCTATCGAGAATCCTTCTCTTCCGTTGTCGAAATCTGCCATTTTAATACTCCTTTACGAAGACTTCCTCTTCGTCTTCGTCATCTGTGAAATTATCGGGATTGTTTGCGTCGAGTTTCGCATCCCATTTTGGTGGTTGCTCATCATCAAACTGCGGTGTCGCTGCTGAATAAAGCGAAAGGTTGGCGTAGCTGTAATCGTATAGGATCTCCTCTGGTGTGACTCCTATGTTCTTCGCCCAGCCGATGATTATTGACCAGGGGCTGTCTGTTCCACTTCCTTGGTTCTCGCCAGCGTGTTTATTTCGGATAGGGAAGTGGTAAGCCCGAAAAAATCGCCCAGCTGCATCTCCATGAGTCGCTTGGTGATGGTCTCGTTCAGCGTTGCTGGCGTGATGTCCTCCATGATGCGCATGGCTACAAAGTCCAGCTCGCTCATGGTCTCCTGGTGCTTGGTGAATCGGAAACGTCGCCAGCTCCATTTCTTCGTCTCTGAAATCACGACCTGGTGGTTTTCTCTTATGCGCTTTGCTCCGAGCACCAATATGGCGGCAATGCGTCCGATGGCTTTGCAGTTCCTGGCGGTTCGGAGTGTCTCGAGGAAGATGCTCTTCGTCTCTTTGTTGATTAACGGCATCTTCGAGGTTTCCTCGCTCACCAGCATTATGGTCGCTGGTGTCGGTGCTGGTATCTCGTAGGTGCGTCCGTCTATCTCCAGGGAGGTTGTCTTTCGCTGGAGGATGGTATCGACCACCTGCTGTTCTAATGTTTTCTGTTCTTCCATGCGATTAAAAAGTGAAAGAGCAGGAGGGTGGCTCTGTCGCTTCCTCCTGCTCTTGGATGAAATTATGGGTTATTTCAAAGCCTCTTTGGTTGTGAAACGGGAGTACCAATAGTTGTTGTCAACAGCTGGGGTTTCACCCGATTCTGGTGTCTCTGGTACGCCTGTTGTCTTGAAGATTGAAGCGGTGATCTTGATTGCGTTACCATTCTGCTCGTCCATCGCTGGTGCTACCTTGATGCGGCAGAGCGGAGCCTTGATGCCTCTCGCTCCCTTGTTGTGTGGGGTAATCTTAATCGATTTGTCGCCTGGCACAATGTGGGTCTTGACCTTCTGTTCGCCATCAGCGTCCTTGGCTGCAATGCCCAGCTTCTCGTAAAGCTCCGCAGTTGGCTCGATGACGGTAGTCTCCACCTCGAGTGTTCCTTCGAGGTCTTCCTGCGCCACGACTTCGCCTCCTGTTGCCTTCATCTGCAGCTGGTCGCCATCGTTGGACGTGAGGGTCGTTGTCTGGTCTTTGATGGTGCCGACGTTGAAGAGTGTAGTTGCGAATGCATCGTTCTCTCCTGTGTCGCCAATCTCGACCTTGCACTTGCCCCATGCCATGATGATTTTCTTTGAATCTGCCATGTGCTTGTTCTCCTTGTTTATGAAAATGTTGCTAATCTAAAATGAATCCCGATATTAACGAAGTGCTCGTTCCTCTCTGGTACCGCAATGGTAGCCGTTGCCTGGAACTTGTCGAAGATGTAGGCGGTGCAGGAATCATTAAGGGTCTGCAGCACCTGTTCGTCGATTGCCTCCAGCTCCATCAGTCTGGCTTTGTCGGGTACCAGGCTCGCTCCTCCGTTATTGATGTCGGGGACGTATATGTTGAGCCTAGCCCTGCCTTCCTGGATCTGTCCTGCTGTGGCATTTGAACATGTAAGGACTGCGTCTTCGGTCTTGGCTTCGATAGGTCGCAGCTCGCTGGGGTAGAATGTTCCTCTTATCGTACTTCCCATCAGCTCTTCAAGGGCTGCGTACATGTCCATTTCTATTGTTGTCGTTCCTTTGCTTGCCATTGTCACTTCGTTTTGAATAATCGGTTAAGCATTGCCTTGATTTTGCGTTCTGCCATCTGCTCGCTCGTATCGAGAACGTCGAGGCTCATGGCTTCGACGTATTGGGCGTATGGCATTCCTGCTACCATCAGAAAAGCGATGCCTTTAGTTGGTTGCTTGCTTGCCAGATCATGAAGAAAAGCCACGCCTTGCTTGGCTCCCTCCGTTCCGTCGCCCTTGCCTCCAGCCACGGCTTTCCATTTTCCCTCGTGTACAATTTCGCCATCCACGAGGATGCAGTAACCGATGGAGCTGCAAAGGTTGCCAGTCTGGTTCCTGTACCCGTGTCCGCTTTTCGCCTGGGTCAGGCATTCCTCACCGATGTAGAAAAGCTGCTGGATGATGCCTTTCTTCTTGTTCTCTATCATGGCATTCATCCTTGCTCGGATGTCTGCTTGCGTGAAGTTTGGTTTTATTGGCATGGTCTATTCTCCTCAGACGGTTATCTGCAATGCGTCCACTGCTTCGAGATAGGTGATGTCCTGCACCTCGAACTCTCCGAGGTCTGTGCCTCGGTTGTCGGTCAGCCTCACTCTTTTGGCGGTGAAGTCCTGCGGTTCGATTAATACCTTGGCTGCAAATTGTGTGAACTTGCCGTCCTGGTATGTGCCTTGATGGTCGCTCTTGTTCTTCGATATGTTGCAAGGTATAGCCTCGCTCTTGGTTTTGTCCACCTTCTGGGGGATGCCGTGAAGCATTCCCCCTTTGGTGGTGTTATCGATAGTAAAAAGAAAGCCATTTTGAATAATCATCAGAAATCCTCCCCGATGTAGCCGCATTGAACGTCGGTTCCTGCCTCGTCCTCTCCCAGCTCTGCGAGCAGGCTGTTCGATTTCTTGGCGAATCTTGAGCGTTCGTCCTCGCTGAACGTGTAGCTGATTCCACCTTGGGTGATGTTCGGTGCTTCGGCAAGGAAGGCGTAGGTCAGTGCCTTCGCTTTCTTGAACTCGTTGCTCGCTCTCGTTTCCTTGGTGATTTCTGCATCTGCGTCCAGCCCAGCTTCATCGATGATATTCTCAATCGTCGCTGCTGGTATTGGGTAGTTGCTCATTGCTTTAATTGCGTTGCTTGTCTTCATGCTGCTTGTTTATAAAACGTGTTATGCGCTCGCCTCTCCGTTCGCCCAGGTCTGGTTGGCGGTGTTGAAGAAGACGAGAGACTTGCGGTTGATGAGTCCTGGCTGAACGTATGCCTCTGCCATGGTGGTCTCGGTCTGTGGGTTGACCTCGCTGTAGCGTGTCACCTTGAAGAAACCGCCATAAACCTGCAGGGCAGCGGTGTTCTGTACCATTGGGACGTTCTTGTAATAAGTCCAGCCGAGCTGGATGGTTGGTGAAAGTGTAACCACATTCACGTTCCATGGCTTGATGGTCTCCTTGCTGCCGTCCTTGTGTTCGAGGCTCACGTATGTATCGAGGACGATAATCTGCGGATAGCCTCGTGTCGGGCTTGCGTTGTATGCGTTGATTTTCTCCAGCGTGATCATGTCCGCTGTAATCATGGACAGGTCGTTGACCTGTGGGTACAGACGCTTTGCGGTCTTCTTCTGTGCTACCAGCTGCTGGAACTTCGCTTTCTCCATGAATGCGTAGCGTGGCTTGGTGAGTCCCTGCTTGGCTATCATGTCCTGGGCGTTGGCGAGGTCGAGGAGTCCGTCTGCGTTCTCCTCATCGCTCCACTCGTAGCCCTTCTTTTTAACGACAGCTCCTGCCTTGACCTCAGAAATCTTCACACCGATGAAGTTGCCCTTCGGTACGTTGAAGTCGATGATGTCCTGTGATGCCATGTCGCCTTCAATCTTTTCTGGGAAGGTCTGTACACCGCTTGATGCGATGCGCATGCAGTCAAGCTCTACCTTGTAGTCCATCGCCTTGCGGACGAATGAAACGTCATCGTAAACCAGGTTAACGAGTTCCTGCTTTTCCTGCTGGTTCTCGGTTGCTGAGTTTGCGAGTGTCTGTGAATCGAGGTATTCGTTAATCTCGATTTCGTCCTTGTCTCGGCTCACGGAATACTTGGAGAGCTTACCGCTCCATGTGCCGACCTTCTGGCGTGTCTTCTTTGGAGCCTTGGTGTTGAATGCGACACGATCGGCAGCTACAGGGATTCCCTCGTCACCCTCCAAGCCCTTAATATCGAACTTTCGGGTGTATTTCAATGGGAAGAGGGTAGCCCATGCAAGACCTGTACCTGGCTGGAACTTGTTGACGGTTGCCTGCATTCCAGGGATGTCAATGTCGAATAATGGTGCTTCCATTGTTTCTTTTCTCCTTTGTGTTAATTAATTAATCGAGCGTGATGCCCTTCATCAAATCCACGATTTCGGCAGCGACAGGTGCTGTCTCCTTGCGAAGGCTTGCGGCTCTAATCAGTCGAGCCTCGAAGTCACCCTCTCCAGCCTTGCCAAGGTTGCCCATGAAATTGCCGAGAATGTATTCTGGCTTGTGGATTGGTGCAGCCTCTGCTTTGCTTCCGTCCGCTGCGCTGGCTGCCTGGTAGAGGACGGTGTCCTGGGCGATTGCCACGCCCATCGTCACGGTTACAACATCGTAATCGTCGCTGGTTGTGGTGTCGACCTCTGTGCAGGCGACACCCACCTTGCCGTGGGCGATTACGTCTCCCTTCTTGATACCGCTACCCTTGGCAATCTTGATAGTGGTGTCAGCTTCTTTGCACTCTGTTACGAGGCGGTATCCCTTGATTGGGACGTAGAGTCCGCTTGCGTCCTGTCCCATTGCGAGACCTGGCTTCAAATCGAACTCTGGGTTCTTGACGAGTCCACCTCCTGGCTTCTCCGATACGATTGTCTCGAAGATGATAGGGTCGGCTGGAGCTGCGTCCTGGTGCTTGAACATTCTGTTCATGGCTTTTTCCCTTTTAAAAGTTTAACTTGGCTACTGCTGTGGTGCCTGCTGCGCTGGTTGTGCAAGTCCGATGATTACAGGCGATGCCGTCTGTGCCTCTCGGCTTGCCTCTGCATTAAGGTAAGCGGTGACCGCTGGGTCTGCCTCTTCGCCTGGCTTGCGCTTTCCACCGACAGGTGGTGTGGTCTTGGCACCCTGCGCCTTCTCCTCCTTGATGTCGCTCTCGATGAACGGCTTCTGCTGGTCTAGCCAGCCGTTGAAGTCCTCGTCGTCCTTGAAGGTGAGTCGGTCGTAGTTTCGCATGTAGCGTTCCTTCAATTTGTCGGATGCTCCTTCAAATAATGCGCTGAACTTATCCTTGCGCTGGTTGCCGAGCTCCTTGGTTTTCATGCCATTGATTTCGGTTCGCAGCTGCTGGTTGTCCTGCTGGATCTGTTTGAGCATCTTCAACACCTCGCTGTCTTCCCCTCCTGCTGGTGGTGTAGGCGGCTGTGGTGGTTTTTGCTGTGGTGGCTCGATAGGCTTGCCATCCTTCAGCTTGTACTTCTTCTCATAGTTGCTAATGGCTGAACTCTGAACTTCGTTAGCTCGTCTGTCGCCTTCGCTGTCTATGATGGATTGGAAGGTCACCCCATCTACGACGGTTTTCACTTCGTCCTCCGTGGTTGTCGTCTCAGCCTTTTTCTTGGCTATCCGCTCTAGAATTTTGGAATCAACCCCTGGAAATTTGGTTTTGAGTCCTGCTAAAATCTTTTCAAACATAAATTTTACGTTTTGGTTATACAAATTTGTAATGGCGCAAATTTACGGCTTTTTTTGTTAAAGTGGTTACGTGGTAATCACTTTTTAACGTGAATTAACCTTAGAATCGGAAAATAACCGCTTTTTCGCTTGGGTGTTTCGTGCTTTTTTCGTAAATTTGCCGCAAAAACCGAACGTATGAAAAAGAAATTTTCATTTGAGGATGACCCTTCTTTTGGTGGGCATTCGGCTGAGTGGTGGGAGGAATGGCGAAGAAACGCCAATTCTCAAGCTGCCACGAACGTATGTGATGGCTGTCTGAATCGTGCGGAGGATTGCTCTTGCTCCGTGCTGGAGCCACAAGAACAAAGCGAAATCATCGCCATTGGTAGATGCGATGAAAAGTTAAAATAGGGAAGAGGCTTGTGTGTCGCTTCCCTATTTTTTTGCTATGGAATAACTCTGCATCTAATAATTCCGTAGTCTTCACCGCCTCTCGTTTCAACTTTTGCTGAAATAAGTGCGAGCTTTGTTTCTCGTCCAAGAATGCACTCGCTCTCCGTGTAGTTTTCTGTAACGTACATCTGTGCTCCCTTTGGTATTTCGAGTTGTAATTGGAAGCGTCTTTCTTTGAAGACGTTCTTTGTTGCGTTTGTTGAAACTGAAAGGTAGCCGCAGTCTGGAGTTATGGCTGGTGTCGTGCTTTGCGTGATTTTGTTGCAAATTTGAGGTACGTTGCAGCCATCCATGTCGATGCCTTTGAATAAGGCTTTTATCGCATTGTTATCCACGTTTCTTATGACGAGCATCGGAAATTCTGTCTTATTGTTTCCTATGGCAGCATCGAGTGTAATTATTGTTCTCTTTTGGTCTTCTGTGAGTTTGCGTCCGAATAAATCAGCGCATTTGTCGATGTTCGGGTTGTTGATGATACTTCCATGGATTGCATGCTTTCCTGCTCCTGCAATGTCTCGGCAGCATCCATTGATTGTAAAGCTGCTACCTGTTTGGATGTATCCGTATCTATGATTCCATATCTGTTTGCGTTGCTCTCTTGTGATGTTCATCATGTGTTCTGCCATAAACTCATGCTGCTCTGCGTTGATAATGCACAATCCGTTTTCAACCTGTATTTCTGAATCTGTGAGTTTCTTGCCTCTTTTCAAAAAGGCATCTTTCATCTCTTGTATGATTTCAGCCTTCGATTGTATATGAGTTGCATTGCCTGCCTTTTTCGCTGCTCTGGCAGCTGCTTGTGCTTCAAGTTTTCCGACCTTGTCTTGTAGTTCTTTGGCTTTGCTTCTAAGTTTGGCGAGGTCTGCATTGTTGTCGTTGAGCGTTGCCTTTATCCAATTTCCGAGCCTCTTGACTATTGCGCTCTTTGTCTTGCCTGCAAAGTCCAGCTCGTGCGTGATGGAGTCACCAATGGCTTTCATGTCTATTCGTTTATTGACGAGTTTTAGCCTGTTCTCGAATGCCTCCTTTGCGACTTCCTTTGTTGAGTGGCTGCTTCTTGCGACAATTCCGATTTCTCTCTGTAGTCTTCCTTGCAAGAATTGGAGCGAGTTGTCTGTTGTGAAGTCCCATGTCCATCTGTCGAATGTCTTCTTTATTGCATCGTGCGCTGCCTCCAGCTCCTTGATGGTATGCTTTTTATGCCATTCGTGAACGTTAGGTATGAGGTCTTCCATGTTCGCTTCTGCGAGTTTCATCTTTTCGACCTTCTTCTGTACTTTCTGCCCAAGGTTGAACATCTTGTCGAGGTTGCCTTCATTTATCGCTTTTGTCAGTGCTGTTGTGCTAATCTCTGGCATTTCCTTTCCTGCTGCCTGTGCGTCGAGTGCTGTCTGCTTCATCATTGCGTGTCGCTTCTGGCGTTCCTCTGCTCGCTTCTGAATGTCTGCTATTTGTTGCTGGGTTCGTGCAGCGTGTCTTTCTTCTGCTTTTTCGAGGGTTGTCTTCGCCTTTTTCTTGCCTTCCCATCGCAGTCCCTTGGCAGGATCTCCGTCCTTGAAGTTGTCCTTGATGAAGTAGGGCATGGAGGTGGCGTTCTCGATTCTTGCCTGGTTGTCCTTCATCCATTTGTTGAACTCCTTTGGCATTTTCTCCACCTGCCCTGTGAACTTCCAATGGCTCACGTCCTCTCCGTTCATGATTGCGGTGGTGTATGCGTCCATCTCCTCCTGGCTGGCGAGGACGGAAACTGCATAACATCTGCACCATGGATGCCATCCTGTGAACTTGAAGTCCTTTGGAAAGCGTTTTCCGTCGAATAGGTCGCAGATGTCCTCCGTCGGGTGGTTGTTGCTGATATGGATCTCGATACCGATAACGAAAGGGAGAGCCTGCCATCTGTTGTGGTCTGCCGTCCTGTAGGCGATGTTGTTCTCGGTCGCTGTCATTCGGAGGGCGTTCTTGTAGCTGGAGCGATAAACTCCCTGCCCTGGATGGTATGCGGCAGCAGCCTTGGAGAGGCGCAAAGCTCCGCTCTTGTCTCGCACCCTTCTGAATAGCTTGTTTGGCTCGACAAGGTATTTTCTGATATCTCGGCTCAGAGCGGCAGCACTCTTTCCTTCGCCCATGCCCAATTCCAGGGCGAGCTCCATTTCGCTCTTGAACTGCTGGGTGAGATTCCAGACCCTGCGGCTGAGATTCATTCCTGCTTCCTTGCGTGCGATGAATGCGTCTAAAGCCTCCAGGTGTGGGTGCTTCCAGTCCTGAACCACCTTTTTCGGGAGGTGCTTCTTGCCGATGATGGAGTCCACCATTGCGTCGTTCTTGGTGTTGGAGAGCGTCCAGCTTTCCTGGTCTCCGTCCTCGATGTTGGCTTGGAGGCTGCTTCCGAGGTCTTGCATGAGTGCCTCCATCTCCTTCTTCAAGGCAGGGAAGTCCTCGAAGTGGAACTCTTTCTTTGGGTCGGCATCAAAGAGCGAGGGCGCAGCTGCCTGTGCGATGCGCTTGATGGCTGCATCGTATAGCTGCTGCACCTTCCTGGCTCTCTTTGCGAGGTTCTCCTTGTGCTTCTTGTCGTATGTGCCTATGGTGAACGTCTTTGGCATATTCTAATCCTTTACATGGTTGGTTCGTTGGTGAAGGCATCGTTTGCCATTGCCTCCTCCTGTTCGATTCTCTTCTCTTCCTCCTCGACCTCCTCTTCTGGTACCATCTTGAGCCTGCGGATGGCGGTTCTCCGTGACACGATTGGTTTTCCTCCTGTTGCGTCGCTCATGTCCTTGATTTCCTGGCTGCGGTCATCGATTTGGAAGGCTGTAATCTCGTTGGTGACGGTCAATGTCTCGAAAGCCTGTGCCAGCTCTGGGTACATGATCTTGCAGAAAGCTCGTACCACGTTGACCTCTCTGTCGAAGAACTCCAGCCAATCTCCGCTTTCATCCGTGACCTTCATCTGGCAATCGATGAAGAGCATCTTGCGTGCCTCTCCGCTCATCGGGGTGGCTTTCATCTGCTCCATGCTCATGTCTGGCAGCTGGAGGCTGGTGTGGATATTGCGTCTCAGCTCTTCCGTGAATAGCTTCTGTGCATCGGTAGCCTGGCTCCAGGTTGCGTACCCAGCCTTGTCTCCCTTGCCGTATCGGAGGACGTTGCGCCCTGCGTTGTCGTCGGTTGGCTCCTGCTTTTTGTTTTTTGGAGCGGTCACCTTCTGGCTGTCCGAATAGATGACCCATGTCGGTCGGCTGTTCTTGCGGAGATAGTTGCCAGCTCTGCTCTCCGTCCATTCAAGCTCGTAGCCGTTGTCGCTCTGGTCTTCCCAGATCGGGAGGTCTCGGTGTATGTAGATGCCTGCTATCTTTTTGATATTGATAGGCTCTGGTACGATGTCTTCCTTCCATCCGTTGCTGTTCATGTTGATCCAGCGGAAGTGGAACTCATCGGTGTAGGTATCGAAGTAGGTTACGGTGTCGTTTCCTTTCTTCCTGGTGTATTGGACGCTGAGTGCTATCATGTCGTCGTATTCGTCGAATAGTGGGTACAAGATGTCTCCGTCCAATGGCGAGAAGGTGCGGCAGCGCAGTTTCAGCTTGCTTGGGTAGCCTGCGTATGTGGTGTCCTGCAGCTGGGCGTACCAAATGGTGACCATCTCGCAGCTCGCAAAGAGTTTATGGGAACGCTTAAGGTTCAAGGCGTTAATTCGGTTCTTCTGAAAAATCGCCTCCATGATGGCTGCTGCCTTCTTCTCGTCGTCATCCGCAGTGGTGTATTTGCGGTTGACGGGGATTGTGAACATCAGCTCCTTCATGCGCTTCACCGCCAGCTTCTGAATGTTGTATGTCACTCTTGTCATGCGCTCGGTCTTGCCTCTGCGTGTCTTGTCTCTGTAGTTCTTGTCTGTGTAAACAGGGTGCAGCTTGGGGTTGTACTCCTTTTCGAGCAGCTTCCATGGGATGACTTCGATGTTCTTCTGTCGCAAGTCCTCGATGATCGCTCCTGGCTGTCTGTTCTCTCTATCGATAATTTCTCTAATGTCTGGCATTGCTTTGTCTCCTATGTTTTTAAATTAATAAACTTCGTCCTCGATTTCCTCTTCTTCCTCATCCGTAATCTCTGCCGAGGTGAACAATCCGAAACGCTCCACGATGCCTGTGGTGCAGTCGGGCGCATCGTCATGCTCGTTTCCTCCCTCCTTACGGTATGACTTCATGGCGTTGGCGTAATGCGTCCAGCGGTCTTCCCATCCTTCTGGGTAGAAGACCATGTTCTGAACCTTCGAGCTGTTCGTGAAGATTCGGGTCTGCTTGTTGGCGGTCTGTGCCAGGTCAATGAAGACCATGTCCCAATTGCCAAGGGTTCGCACCAGCTTCTCCACGTTCCTTCTGAATCCTCGACCTCCGTTGTTGCTCTCGACCACGACCTCCTGCGTCTGGTTCCGCACCAGCATTCTTGCTACGGCAGGTTCGGTGTACTCCATGCTCTTGTTGGTGAATACGATATCCGTCACGTAGCATCCGCTCTCGTATTCCTCGTAGCAGATGGCGCAGAGCCAGTCGGCTCCTGTGTCCGCTGTATCGATGTAGCACTTGCGCCTTGGCAGGTGTGCCTCTATCGGCATGGTGTCGTAGGTCTTGAAATGGGAATACATGAGACCCTCGATTGGTGTCGGGTTCTGCATGTACTGCGTCTCGTAAACGAAGGAGTTGGCGAGGCGTATCTTCTCCAGCTCCTCCAGGGTGTGCTTGAATTCCCATAGCGGCTGGCGGTGTCCGTCCTCGTCAATGGTAACGCATGGAAGGCTTACGACCGTCCAATCGTCTGGTTCTATCTCCTGGAGGTAGCCGCAAAGGTCATGCTCATGGAGTCGCTGCATGATGATGATGATTGGCGTGTTTCGGCTGTTGACTCGGTTTCGGATGGTGGTCTCGAATCGTCGGTTCACTCGCTCACGCACCACGTCGCTCAGCGCATCCTCTGGCTTGATAGGGTCATCGATGATGATGGCTCCTGCAAATCGGTAGGGCAGTGGGTTGCCATGCTCGTCCACTCTGTCCACCTCACCAGCTCCGAAACCTGTTATCTGTCCGAGGGTGGATGTTGCATAGACGCCTCCTCCTTGCTCCGTGTCCCATTGCGCCTTGGTGTCGCTTCCATACTTCACCCTTGTCTCAAACATCGCCTGGTATGCTTCGCTGTTTACGATGTCCTTTATGGCGATGGAGTTGTCCACTGCCAGGTCGCTGGAGTAGGAGAGGTGTATGAAATTGGAGGCTGGATTGATTGCGAGTCCCATGGCGATGAAGTTCTTAACCGCCAGCTCGGTCTTGCCGTATCGTGGTGCGATGTTGATGATGAGCTTGTTGCATTCGCCCTTCAGCACCTTATCCAGCGCATCGCATACTCTCTTGTGGTGGTGTCCGACAATAAACCGCTTGCCTCCGTTCTCCTTGAAGAAGTACCGAGTGAAGTTGAGGGGGTTCTGCAGTACCCACATCTTTTGCAGTTCGGTGTCGTGCATCATGCTAGTACTCCTCCTCCAGCTTCTTCAAATATGCGATTTGCTCCTCCCTGGTGAGCGGTGTCCCCTGCTGGATCTGTTTGCCGTTGGTGGTGATGTCCACCTTCTGCTGCGGTTTGCCGTATTGCCTGTCCATGAGTCTGTCCACGGTGGTTGTCTTGCCGTTCTTCATATCGATGATGGCAGCCATTGCCAGCGTCTTTGCGTAGGCTGGCGTTTCGTCTGCCTTCGCCAATACCTGCAAGTCCGACAGCTCCATGGCGAGGATGCTTCTCTCGATTGTGTTGATTTCGTCCTGTGTGAGTCCTTCGCTCTTCTTCAGCTTGCTCTTTGGGAGCACCTGCTTCAAGAGAGCCTTGACCCTGTCCTTCGGTTTGCCCTTCGGGTTACCGCTCTGTCCCTTCTGCCATTTGTGGCTCTCGATGTTGGCGAGCTGGCTTTCCGTCATTGTCTCTTTTCCTCTTGGCATTGCTTATTCCTCCTTCTTCTTCGATTTTTTGGTCTTGGTGACGGCTGGTTCCTGGGCAGGCAGCAGGGTGCTTGCCTCTCGCTGCTTATCCTCCAGAATGTTGCCGATGCGGACAGCCTTCTGCTGGGTGAGCTCCTCCCATCGCTTGATGATGACGTCCACGTATATCGGCTCGAACTCCACCATGCGGCAGCACCTGCCGAGCTGTTCTGCTGCGATGAGTGTGGTTCCGCTGCCTCCGAATATGTCGAGGACGATATCCTTTACCCTGCTGCTGTTGCTGATGAGCTTGCCAATCAGCGGTACAGGCTTCATGGTTGGATGATCAGGGTTTTTCTTTGGCTTGTCGCAGTCTATTACGCTTGTCGGTATGTCGCCTCCGAATAGCTGCTGGAGCAAGTCCTTCATTTCTGCCTTGCTCATGCTCTCGATGTCCAGCTTCTGCTCGAGCACCGTGGTGAGGTTTCGCTTGTTGGTGAAGTAGTGGGCAGCTCCTTCCTTCCATCCGTACAGGCAGGGCTCATGCTTCCATTGATAGTCCTGGCGACCGAGGACGAGGCTGTTTTTGTTCCAGATGAGGCATTGGCGTGTCTCCCATCCGATGTTCTTCACGGCTGTTCGGAAATTGAAGCCCTGGCTGTCCGCATGCCAGATGTAGAAGGCTGCCCCTGGCTTCATGCTGTCGTTGGCATTCTGCAGGGTGTCGGTGAGAAAAGCCACGAAGTTCTCGTCTGCCATGTGGTCATTGGCGATTTTCATCTTTCCTTTTGCCTGGTAGTCCACGTTGTATGGTGGGTCAGTTACCAGCAGGTCTGCCTGTTCTCCGTCCATGAGGGCATCGAGGAACTCCTGTTTCGTGCTGTCTCCGCAAATGAGGCGGTGCATGCCGAGCTGGTAGATGTCGCCTGTCCTGCTGGTCGCCTTCTTTGGCGTGTTGCCAGCCACATCGTAGCCATCGTCTTTCGCTTCCTCTTCCTCCTCTGGGTCGGGAATGTCTGGTACGTCGATGGCAGCTGCATCTATCTCCTCTGGCTTCCAATCGTTGATGAGGTCGTCGAAGTTCGTCTCTCCAAAGCTGGAGTTATCCTTCAAGACGATGCGTCGCATCTTATCCATCGGGAAGTCGTGGGGGAGAATCTTGCAGACGGCTGTCTTGTATTTCAGCTTGCGCAGGGCTTCGTATCTCATGTTACCGCCAATGATGACGAATCCTCGCTCATCCTGTGTGTCATAAACGATAAGCTCTCGAAGTTCCAGCATCTCGGGGTCGTCCTGGATGCTCTTCACCAGCTTCTTGAATTTCGGGTCTCGTATGAATCGTGGGTTCTTAGGCAGCCCTTCCACCTGCCCTTGGTTCGGGTGGAGCTGGGTGATGTCCATGTCCCTTCTCTGAATATCTGCTGTTGTTGTGTCCATGCTTTTTGTCTTTCGTTGGTTTAAGCAGTGAAGGCGAGCCCTTCTTCAAGGCTCGCCTCTCCTGTCTGGAATTGTTGTTAAAATGGTGCGGCACCACCGCTGAATGCGGAGAATGGCAGGACGCTCTTTGCTCGCCCAGATGCCTTGGTGCTGCCGTGGAGGACGCTGCCTCCGCTCTTGTGTTCTGAACCGCTACTACTCATGGCTCGTTCTCCTTTGTTTTTGAAATTTAACTTTTATCGAATGTCATACGTGTGAACAGATCCCACGCCTTGCTGTTGCGTATCGGCTTGCGGATGGTGGCGTACTTGTCGAGGATCCTGCTGAAGTGGTCATCGTAGAAATCGTACAGCTCTGGGTTCTCCTCCATGGTGAACTGCTCGATGTTTCCCGAGCTTCGGAGGTTCGCAGATCCGTGCATGATAATCTTGCGCCCTCCCAGGGTCTCGAAGTGTACGGTCTTGGTGTGAACGCCTGCCACCGCTAATTGGAATCGGTCGCCAATGTCCAGCTGCTTGTAGATGTACGGTACCAGGCTGCTTCGCTCGTTGCCCCAGAAATAAACGCTGATGATGAGGTTCAATTCCTCGATGTAGCCCTTATCCATGAGGGTGTGCAGGCTGTCCACGTTGTTCTGGCTCAGCGAAAGCGTGCTTATCGTCATCTTCTTTGCGCAGGCTCGCTGGGTTGTCAGGTATGCCTCGATGAAGTCCCCAAAGATGAAGGAACCGCTCACGAATGCATCGAAGCGTTCCCCGAATCCAAGGCGCAGCTCCCTCGCCATCTTCTGGGCATTGTCGTACATCACGAAGTCCTCCTTCATCGGCACCACCTTTGGTAGGGTGTACCTTGTCTCCTCCGTCTCATCCGATGGTAGAAAGTCCACAAGGTTGAGGTCGAGGTCTGGGAGGTCAAAGTTTCCGATATCACCCATGAAATCCGAGAGGTGCTCCTGCTCCTCTCGGACATTCTTTGTATTGTCTTGCTTCTGTCTCATGTCGCAAATTTAAGAAAAAGTGGTTATAATGTAATCACTTTTGTGTGAAAATTAACACAATTTGTGCCTATTTCCGTGAAAAACCGGGGTTTTTCGGTGAAGGCAGACCTCGGAGGGTTGTGCTCGTGATGCGCATTGGCAGCCCAGCGTAGTCCCAGGCGAGCAGGGCGGCATCTCGCCCCTCCTGGTTGAGCCTGCCCAGCTTTTGTAAGGTTATTTCCTCCAGCTCCTCTTTGGTGATCTTTCGGTCTTTGCCGTGCCAGCATTTCGGCAGCGGTCTTTTGAACTCGTAGGGGATGCCCCAATACCCCATCATCTGCCCTATGGTTCTGCTGACCTGCTCGTTGCGTCCTTGGTCGACGCCCAGGCTGGCGATGCCCTGCTTTCCCTGCCATCTCTGTATGTGGTAGTTGCCTCGGTTCATCCAGCCAGCCTCGATAATGACTATGAAGTCCCATTTGTCAATTTCTGCGAATTTGCGGTATTTCTCCTTGATGAAGTCGAGGAGGTTCGGGAAGGCGAGCATCTGAACCTGTAGGCTGTGGGTGCTCATGTCGAGCATTGCGATGCCGTTTCTATCGACATCTGGGTCAATTCCTATGATAATTTGTTCCTTGTGGCTCATTTTCGTGCCTCCTGCTGCGTTTTTGTTTCGTTGCTTGGTATTTCCTTGTCCGAGGTCATTTTTTGCGCTTGTGCGTCCTTATTTTGGCTCTCTTCGCTATCGTATGGGTCGGGTGTTGCCTTCTTCACCTCGTCCCACATCCATGCTGCGTACATCGCCAGAAATGCAGCGATGCCTAAAATCAGCAATACGTCCATGTTCGTCATTTGTCTTTTTCTCCTTTGTTTCTGTCTGTTTGTATTCCGTTCGTTGTGCCTGCGCCATCCTGTTCGTGCGTGCGCCTGTATGCGTGCATGTGTGTGTGCGCTTGCTTGCGTGTATGTGGGTACACGCACACCCCCACCCAAACCCTCCCCCTCATTTCGGAGGAGGTGATGGAGGTATCGGCTAATGGTAGCCGTGCTTGGTGTTCGGGCGGCTCCTTATACGGTTCCAGCTCCATGGCTTTGCTTTTGGAGCCGTTCTTGGCAGAGGCTTCCTGCTGGCATGGAAGCGACGGAGCTTATTCTGTCGCTTCTGAAATACGGAGGATAGCCTGTTCCTGCTGTTCCTTGTCAGCTGTCACCTCGATTATGTGCTCTTTGTCTCTTCTTTCTTCCATTTCAGCTCCTGTCTTTTATCCGTGAGGTCATTGCATGGAGAGTTGCCGTTGAATATCGGCTTCCCTGTCTTGCCGCAGACCCAAGTATTTATACTCTCGTAAGCGTGACCGCAATGTGCGCATGGCGTGCTCTGCAGTCTATGTCCTGTTCCACTCATTGGCTTTGTTATGTTTCTGATGTCGGTTTGCATGCGCTCGTAGCTGTATTCGCTCTCTGGGTACATGCATTGCAGTTTCCATTTTCTCTCCTTCAAAGGAGGAACGTCGTGTGTCACGGCAATATCGCAGACCTTGCCTGTCTTCTTCTGCGAGAAGGTGTACCTCTTTCGGTCTCCATTCTCGCTTGTGTGGCTTTTCCAGCCATTTTATGAATTCGTCTATGTAGCTCATGTTACTCCTTCGGCTTCTTGCCTTTTTTCATTGGTTCTATCTTTACGTTCACCACCTCGTCTTGGTCGGCTGGCTTCTGTACTGCCTTGAATGGTGTCATGTGGCATGTCTCTTGAACCTGCATGCGCTGCTCGAAAAGGACGTACATCTTGTCGGGGTTCTTCTTGGCGAGGTTCCTGGCTTTGATGGCAGCCATACCCTTGTTGGCGATGTCCTGCTCGATGATGGTGCTTGTCTCATCCTCGTTCATCTCTGCGATGGCGTAGAAGATTCTCGCTTCCTCCTTTGGCTCTGGCTCCATGTCTTGCTCCTTCAGCTTCAAGACTCCCTGCTTCAAGCTGCCGATGATGTCGTCCATTCTCGCTCTGCCCTCCAGCTTCTGTTCGTCGCCAGGCTTCCAGACCTTTGGGATTCCTTCCCATCGGGTGATTCTGTCGAACAATGCGTCCACGTCCTGGGTGTAGGTCTCCTTTATGCCTGTGCTCTGGTTCTTCACCAGGTCGTGCATGACGTTGAAGAACTTGTCCTCGCTGTTCAGCAGGGAATTGATGACGGGCTGCACTCCCTTGATGAGCAATCCCCAATCCTCGACGATGTTCTGCATCTCTCCGAACAGGAGGCTCTGTACGCTGTGAATGTGAAGGAATGCGGCTGTAAGATATCCGAGTCGCTGCATGACTCCTGCCTGCTGTGCTACCGCTATCGGGGTGTTGAATATCTCCTGTTCGTCTGGCGTGAGGTTGTTCGCCCAATAATCACGCACCGCTTTTGGTGCTACCATTTTCTGCTGCTGTGCCAGCGGATTCTCCTGTTTGCGTGGCTGGCTGTTCCATCTGTTGCGCTTTTTGTTCTTTCCCATAATTTCTTGCTTTGTTAAGTGTTTTAAATTTATTTTCTTCCTGGTACCTCGGACAGGGATGCTGTTCCGTATTGGTTCCAGGCGTTGATCCAGGTGCTGCCCTGGGTGTCCAGCATTCCGCTTGCAGCTTGCTGGAGCTTGTATTTTCTATCCTCCATGGCTATGCTATTTGATAAGTTCGAACTCGTAAACAAACACGAGTGGGTTTCTGTCCCATGTTCCTTTCCCCGATAGCTTGTCGATGAGCTTGGCGTATGCCTTTTTGGCTGTACCGTAGGTGGCAGATTCGTCTGTGATGCTGTAAAAATGCGCCTTGTTTATTTTACTCTCAAAATCTACGATACCTTCTGCCAGGCTGTCTTCTTCGTTGATGTCACGCAAACGTTCTATTCGAATGTTCGTGATGCGGATGCGGTGCGGCATGAGGTCTGCCTTGACAAACATCTTATTGTCGCAGCCTTTCTCGTATTTGATGCACTCCAGCGGCATTCCGTGAATTCCGCAAAGGCAGTAGAATTCATCGTTCTGTACCAGGTCTATGTATCTCTGTGCTATCGCCACCTCTTCGCCTAGCTTGTACTTGGATTTGGCTACCACCTCGCTTCCGTCATTAATGCAGAGCTTGCCTCTGTCTGCTCCTTCCATGGAAAAACCGCAGTTGCAGAAACGCTTAAACGTTCCCTGGTAGCCGATTCTTCTTGTCTGCGTCTTGCGCCCTTCTAATACTGCCTTTGTCAGACCGTATTTGTCGTTGAACATGATTTTTTTCATTCTCTTAATCGTTTTGTTTCATGATTACATTCGCTCCTCGTGTAACTCTGTAAATTACGGAGGCGTAGATGTGCCGGTGGATGCTTGTCTTTCCACTTGGACATCCGAATTTATTGCAAATCTTGCCATAGAAGGCGAGGTTTTCGCCTTCGCCTTCTATTCTCTCTACAATGATGCTCTGGTGTTTGGTTGCCACAACATCGCCCTTGCGTATCTTCTTTGGCTCAATCATGGCACCTTCTTTCCGTTGATGTATTCAACCTCCAGGGCGGTAATGCCGCAGATCTCTTCCGGTTCATCGTCGGTGGCTCCCTTGAAAATCTTCATACCTTTCTCGGAAGTGCTAATAACTGCTACGGTTATCATCTTCGTTTTGCTCTCGATGACGTCCCCTTTCTTGATAGCGTCTGTTGCTTTGATTCGGGGATCCTGTAGGATTCTCTCTGTGACCGCATTCGTTGTTCGGACAATCATGTCTGCCAATGGCTCGTAATCTGTGCTTGCAAACTCTGGGTTCTGGCAGTAGCCCTGGGCGATTGCATCAAGGAGTCCAAATTTGCGGTCAATCATTTTTTCTCTTCGCTCTTCTTCGTTCATGCGTTACCTCCTTCCTGATGCTGGTTGGTGTCGAGCTCTTGGTCGAGCTGAACGATGTCTGCTGTCAAGTTGACCCAGGCTTGGTGCGTGCCCTTGCAGTAGTCGATGTGGTCTTTCGCAACTCTGCAAATCATTGCAGCTATCTGTTCGTCGTTACGGCAGGCTGTGAAGAGGAGGTTAAGTATGTCTTGCTTCGTTCCCTTCCATGAAAGCCCTACTTTTTCGTCCTTTGTCTTCGTTAAGCATACGATTGCCTCTCCGTCCTTAGTTGTGACGTTGGCTGCTGCGTTGCGCAGTCTCTTGGTACTGATAAGCTCTTGCGGCTTCTTCATTCTGATTTTGTCCATGTTGTTCTTATTTATGGGTTATGCGTACCATTTCGGTACATCTTCGTATTCTTCAATTACTTGTTTGTACTTTTCTCCGAGCTCGTTTCGGATGATGTCCAGGAGTATTCTGTCAGCCTCGCAGTGTCCTACCTCCGTATCCATCTGCTGGCATTCCTTCAGCTTCTGGACGTATTGCTCTGCCTTGCTCATGTTGCACCTCCTTTCGTTTGAATGGTGGTGCTGCTTCCTGGCTTTAGCGTCATCGCCTCCCAATCCTTGCCGTTGTATGTTACGATTCTCTTGGTGATGTTGGCGACAATGTAGCCCTGTCGGTATTGGGTCTCCATGTCAAAGCCTTCTACCAGGCTGCTTGCGATGCTTCCGTCCACGTCCTTGTACTGAACCAGGAAGATGTCCTTCTTGGCAAGGATTGCCTGCACTCTGGCTATCTCCTGGTCTATTTCCGTCTCCAATCGCTTGCTCGCTATGAGAGCGTCTTTACGTTCCTGCGAGCTTGGTCTTGGTCTTGCTTGAAAGAAGGTTCTTTGATGCTGGCGCATCTCAGCGACCTTCTCGAAAAATTGTTGATTGTTCACGCTCGCCTCCTTCCTATCCTGCGATTGCTCGCTTGTTGAAGTACTCCTTGCGGACGCTGTCCGGCAGCAGCTCGCTCTCGACGATGTTGTCTGCTGTGATGCGCTGGACGGGGATTCCGTCAATCATCAGTGCCGTGTATGTTACACCCTTGCTGTCGGTGTAGTCACCGATGCAAATCTTGCACTTCGCCTCGTGGCGGATCTGTTCGTTCTTGTTGTGCTGGCTTGCCTTACGGTATGCCTCCACTGGGTTCCAAATTTTCATCATAGTCCTTTCAACTCCTCCTTCTGCTTGTTAATCTCCAAATTGAGAACATTCAAAATGTTCATTTTCACGTCCTTTGGCAGTATGATGGTCGTTCCCTGTACGATACGCCCAGGCTCTTCCTTTTTCGGCTTATGTACGATGACTTCCACCTCGCTGCCAAAATCTGCTAATAATTTTCTTGCGTCCTCCAGCTTTGGGAGGCTCTCTGCGATCTCGTGGATTCGCTCTAAATTCTTGTAACTTGCCATTTCTTTTTCTTAACTAATCTGTTTGTATTTCTGTTCTGTGAGCATGTCCTGCTCTTTTGTATTCATTGCGTATTCGGCTTGCATCTGGTTGATGATGATCGCCTCCTCGTGAGTCATGTTGTTCGGATTGGTTCTGTCGTGCCAATCCTTAACCTCCTGCAGCAAGCGGTCTCTCTTGGCGTATGCCTCGTTTCGCTCCCTGCAGAACACGTTCAGCCCTTGCATGATTGCGATAGGGTCAACGCTTCCGTAGAACTTGTCGTAGCAGCCCTTCTTGAATCTGCGGCAGAAAAGCATTATCTCTGCCATGTTCAGAAATCCGTAATCGTCGGTTATGAGCTGTACGATCTGGTCGAGCTGCCTGTCCGTGATTTTGTCTTTTGCTCCGCTGAATTCCGAAAGGTCGGTTATCTGGTATGCCAGCCATTCCTGCGATGTTCCGAATCCGTATGCTAAGTTGACCGTCCAGAGCGTTGGTGCGTTCTGAAAAAAGCACCTCTCGGGAATGTTCGTCAGCTCTATCTGCTTGTCGATGCAGAAAGTCTGAAGGAGGCTATCTCTCGTTTCCCATCGTTGCAGCGTCGCTGTCAGCAATTTGCCTCCATTTGCTTGCGACACCTGCGTAGCCCTGGATGCGTTCACGCTGTTCTGTCGCCCTCTGTTCGTTGCGATTAATTGTCCTACCGCTTGCGGTTGGTGTTTCTGTCCCATTGTTGTAACCTCCTATTGTTGCTGTTGACGTTGGTACCTGTGGCTGCGGATTATCGTAGTAGCCGTCGAGCACCTTCGGGAAATTGTTGGGTCTGAATATCCACTCGAAGTTGGCGACCCATGCCCTGCCTCCGCTGCCGTTGAGAAATCCGCTGCGTGCTGCCTTTATCATGACCCTGTACGCTGCGGTGATTCCGTACTCTCGCACCCTCGCCTCGAAGAATGCCCTGCGCTGTCCTGCAATCTTGCCCTTGAGCGATGGTATCTTCTTCTTCTCCATGAGTCGGTTGAACTGCTGGCGCACCTTCTCGAAGTCTATCTTGCTTTCCTTTTGGGTTTGGCTCGCTTCGTTTTTCGCCTCCTGCGCTGGTGCAGATGCAGCGTCAGAACTTGTTTCTGACGTAGAGGCTTTAGCCTCTTTAATATTAGAACCTTTAGGTTCTTTAATAACTTTATTAGTTATTTCTATTTCACTTTCATTTTCTATTTCATTAGGTAACGTTCGTATGCGTTCGCATTCGTTGGTATTCGTTGGTATGCGTTCGCATTCGTTCGCATCTTCTTTATACGTTCCCTTATTTTTCTTTTCCCATCGCTTTTGCGCTATCTGTCGGTTGCGCTCGCATTTGGCTTCGTACTTATCGTAGTTGCGGTCGATGTTTGCTTGTATGGTTTTGAACAGGCAGCGCATTGCTCTGTCTTCCGTCTCGAACTCCTCGCCCCTGTTAGCGTAGGCGAGCAATCCTTTCAGAATCTTTCCAGCCTCTTCATCGGAGAAGTCCTCCAGCATCCTCTCGGTGTCCTGTGCGTCAATGACGAAGGCTCTTATCTTTTCGTTCCTGCTCATGCTTCTTGCTTGTATTGTAATCACTTTCGGGAGCCGCTCGTTGGCGACTCCCTCGGTGGTTTGGTTGTTACTGCTCGATGATTACGATTGTAGGGGCTGCATCCTTGATTCTGTCGATGACTGCATCCATGTGCATGTCTCGCTGCTGAACCACGATGTCGTGCGCCTCTGGGCTGACAAGGGTGCAGGAGAGGTCGTTCGGGTTGATTTCAACCTCTACCTGGATGGTCTCCTTATTCATGCCCTTGAAGATTGGGAGCTGAATCTTGAAGTCCTTCGGCAGGTTGCTCTCCACAAACTGCGATTTGAGGATACGCTGGTTGCCTCGCTTGTCATCGCTCAGCTCCAGCTCCTTGTCTATCTTCGCCTTGAAGTTACGGAGCTCGCTGACCAGCTTCATTGCCTCCTGCTGGGTCTCGAAGTAGGAGCGGAGATGCTTGATGCGGTCTGACATGTCGAAGCAGGACATGTACTCACCTGTGTTGATTCCAAACTCCTGCATTTCGCTGGAGAGGGTGAGCGTTCCTGTGATCTGGTCGCTGTATGCGCTGTTCTCGTCAATGTTCAGCGTGATGCTCATGTGGTCTCTGTCCACGATGATGTGTGCGTCTGCCTGTTTGATGTAGTCCTTGCGCTTCTCCACCCAGCGTGCTGGTGCGTCGATGGTTCCGTCTATGTTTACAGCCTTTGGCTCCTTGAGTGGGAGGGCTTCTCCGAATCGGATGCAGTATCCTCCTTTGTTTTCGTTCAACTCCTGGATTCTCTCGATTGCAGCCTTGGTTGCTGCGCTTTGCTCTTCTTTTGTCATTTTGAAATTCTTTTGAATGTGAAACTTATGTTACTTGTCATCTGTGCCTGTCTTCTGTGCCGTCATCTTGAAGAGGCGAGGCTGAAGCTCGTCTTGGCGTGCGGCTCTGTCATAGACCAGCAGTCCGTCGCTGTTGTAATATCCCACGTGGCGTGTCTGTTCGTCCACCATCTTGTAGCAGTTCTCGTTCACGTACTCGCTCTTGCTCTTGAGTTTGTCTGCCACCTCCTTGATGGTGTTCTTGTACCCCTTGATTTCCTCGTTGAACATCTGGGTCTGCGCCTTCTTCTGTTCCTCCAGCTCCAGCTTCTTGATGCTTGCGTCCGCAAGTCTTTCCTTCAGTTTCTCGACTTGGTCGCTTGGGATTGGCTTGCTGTAGCCCATCTTCTCGATGGCATCTGCGTTGTCTCTCAGAAACTGCTCACGCTCCTGTGGGTTGGTGTATTCCTGTCCTATGAATTTCTCCATGATGTAACCTCCTTTCCTGTGTAGTAGTTAGCCCATAACTCCGTGAACTGCTTTCCGCTGTAGATTGCCAGCTTTTCTGTCTTATGTGCAAGCCGAGCCGAGATGTCCGCAGCCGCATTCGACCAGGCGTAGTTCGAGCGCGCAGAAGCGAGACCGCAATTCGCACCGTTGTTCGAGTCGCCGCCACCACGCCACAGCTGTAGGTTGTGCTCGTCCTTCCACTCATCGTCCTTCTGCTCGATTTCCTCCTTGGTGTAAAGTAGGCAGTAAGGGTAGTATCTGTACTCGCCATCATTGAACTCTGGCTCCCATCCCTCGTTGAGGGCTGCTGTGATGATGCGGAGCTTTTGGTATGCCACCTCGTCCACCATGGTGATTCCTGCGTCCTGCCACTGCTGCTGGATTGCCTCTGCGTCGATGCCCATCTCCTTGCAGGCATCCTCGAAGGTCTTTACTCGTTCTGTGACTGGTTTCTTCTCCTTGGCTTCCTCGTTGTCCACGAGCTTCAAAAAGCCATCTACCCATTCGGCTTTCTTGCCTGCTGGGACTGCGATTTTGATAATCTGTTCCTTTTCCATTTTTCTTAAATTTGAATATTCTTGTTGTAGTCCAGCTCCATTCCTGGTGCTGCGGCTCTTGTTTTCTTTCCTGTTGCCCTGCGTACCTTGGTGATGAACTCCTTCTCGTTGCTGTTGCCGTCCGAGAGGTGTATCAGCAGGATGTCCCTCGTTGCCGTGAGGTCTTGCCGCTTCAAAATGCCGATGGCATTGTCTATGCTCATGTGGCTTGTTATCACCCTTCGTCTGAGTGCGGCTGGCACCCTTCCGTTGAGCACGTTGTCATCGAGAATCTCGTCGCTGTAGTTTGCCTCTGCCATCCAGTGCGTGATGTTCGGGAAGTTGTAGGGCATTGCGTAGGTGTCCGTGAAGAACAGGATGCGTCCTGTCTCCTGGTGCTCTATGAGGTACCCGACGCATGGCACGTCGTGCTTGACCTCGAAGGGCAGAATCTTGAAGCCTCCGTAGATGTAGCCGTTGCCCATCTTTATCGGGGTGCTTGTCACTTCCCTCAGTTCCTTGGCTTCTATGACCGAGGGGAGAGCCAGCAGCGGTATTCCTGCCTTCTCGTATTCGGCTGCGTGTCCTGCGTGGTCGTTGTGGCGGTGGCTGATGATGCAAACCTTCACCTTTGCCGTGTTCCATCCGAGTGCCTTCTTGACCTCCGAGAGCTTCACGCCTGCCTCTATGATGATTGCCTCGCTGTCGTTCTGCAAGACGTAGCAGTTTCCCTTGCTGCTGCTTCCGAGGATTGTCATTCTCATCGCTCTTCCCTCCTGTCATTTAGATTGGGCATGCACGTCCGCTTGCGGCAGGCTGTTCACCAGATCCTGCTGGGATTGTCTCTGCCTCTGGCTGGTTCTCGTTCATGTCGATGTAGTTGGTCTTTGCCTCGATACCCTTCGGTGCTTGCTCATCGTCGTGAAGTTCCACGGCTTCCGCCTCGGCTACCTGTCTGTGCTGTGCTGCGTCTCGCTCTGCGGTTGCCTCGTCCTTGCGGTTGTCATCGTCATCGTCAGCAAAGTCTGCCTGGCTGTCGAGCGCAATCTTGCAGGCTCTTGCCATTACGGTCTTCTTGCACATCTGGTCGGTGAAGTTGGTGTGTGCACCGCTGGCTCCCTTGGCAGGTCCCTGCATCCACGACTTCTTGATCTGGTCGAGCGTCATAATCTCCATGTGGCGTGTCTTGTCCTTGTTGACCACGATGGCGTATGCAGCCTTAATCTTGGTGATGTCGAGGTTGTCAAGGTTCGGCACGTGTTTCACGAGTTGGTATTGTCCCAGCTCGTCGATGGTGTAGACGAACTCGTCGCCCTGGTACACCACCTGTGGGTACACTGCCTCTATATCGGTGTCTCGCTTGGCTCTCATGTACTTTCCAAGGTATCGCTCGTTCCATTCCAGGCGGTCTCCGTAAACGATGAAGTAGCAATGCTTCTTCGGGTATTCTCCATGAAGTACCATGTCGAGCAGGGCGTTGCATATGCTGTCCTTGGTGCAAACGTCGATAGCCTTTCTGTGACTTCGGTCTTCCACGGTCTGCAAGTAAAGCCATGCGAGCTTGATTGCGTTCCCGACCTTGTAGTCCTTTGGCAGAATTAGCTCTCCTGTCTCTTGCCAGCAGTTCACCTTGTCGAGTATCTGCTGCGTTGTCTCTTCCTGCATTCTTTTGAGTGCGGTCTGGTTCTGTGAGGTCAGCTGCGTCTGAGGCTGCTGCGTTCCTCCTTGCTGTGATGTTTGTGTCATAATCACTTTTGCTTTAAAATTATTGAATTATTGTTAGCTCCTTGTCTCTCGATACGATGAGGAGTATCTTCTGGCTGCGTGTCGGCAGGATGTCCGTGATACTCTCTGCGTTGTCGATGAACATCGGTGCGTAGGTGTCGTTGTAGAGGCACATGGCGTTGATGATGTCAATGCCTGCGTTTATCTTCTCGCTTGCCGATAGGTCTCGGTATGGGGTTCCGTGCATGGTGCACTCGCAGGTTGGCTTGATTCCGCTGGTGGTTGTGAAGGTCTCGAACATCTTGAACTGCACGTTTGTGAAGAGTTGGTTGACTTTCGTCTCAAGGTCGTTTATCTTGGCGAGCGTGAATTGCTCTGCGGTGAAGTCCTTCTTCTCCAGGTCTGTCAGTTGCTGGTTCAGTGTCTTCTGCTTCTCTGTGAGGTCAGCGATGCGCTTCTGCTTGTTGGCTATCTGCTGCTCCTTGGCGAGTTCGTCTCTGAGGTTGTCTCGCAGCTGGTTCTGCTCTGCCTTGCGCTGGCGAAGGGTTGCCTCCTGCTTCTCCTGGGTGTCGGTGGTGTTGGCTTCCTGCCTTGCATCAAGTGCCGATGTTCTTGTCTGAACCTCTGACTGCAGTTGGTTGTATTCCTCACTCTCGGTTGGGTAGGAAAGCTGCACCTTTTCCTCGTTCGCCTGCTGGAGTTCCTGCTGCTCATCCTTCAGTTGTTCCTCCAGCTTGGTCAGCTTGTCCTTGTCAGCCTTGATGGTTGCCTCAGCGTCAGCCTTGCGTTTCTTGATTCTCGCTGCCTCCTGCTCGAGCAAGTCGAATTGTTCGCTCTTGTGCTGGTTGAAGTTGCCGTTCAACTCCTCACGCATCTTGTCGATGTCCTCCTGTGGGAGTCTCTGCTTGCAGGTAGGGCAATACTCCAGCTTGTTGTCGAATGAGAAGGTCGTTTGGTCGAGTTCTGCCCATCGTCTTTGGAAGTCCTTTGTGTCGATGGCTATCTTGTTGAGTTGTGCCTGGCTGTCCTCGATGTTGGACTTGGCGTTCTTGATTGCTCTCTGTGTGGAATCGACAGCGTACTGGGCATCGGTGACTCTCTTCTTGTGCTCTCGCTCCAGCGTGGTGTTCTTGTCTTGGTAGCTCTGAGCGATGGCTTGCATTCTCTGTTTCAGCTTGTTAATCTCCGTGCGCTCCTTGGTTCGCTCGTTGAACTCATCGTCCACGGTCTTGCTGAGGTCAGCCAGCTCCTTGTCGATGTTCTCGATGCCTATCTCGATTTGCTTGATTCGATTTCGAGTCAAGTCGAAGTTTGGCTTGCTTGCTTCGAGTGCCTTCAGCTCTTCCGTGTTTTCGTTGATGCGGCTCGGAATGTCCGCTATCTCTTGCTTGAGCTGGGATATCTTGTAGCGGAGCTGCTCTCTGAACTTGGCGATGTCCTCGCCTCCCATCTCATGGAGGAGTTCTGTGAAGTCCTTGTTGTCTCCTGCGATATCCTCGTCCGTGGTGATACCGACCATCTTGGTGAGGAGCTTGCGCTGGTTGTCTGCTGGCAATGTCGGGAAGTAGGATGGAATCGTCAGCACCTTGAATAAATCCTCCTTAATCAAGCTGTCCACGAAGTTCTTGTAATCCTTCTGCGTCTGCTTGTTGCCGTCGATGAAGTACTTGTTGGTATGACCTGTCAGTTCCTTCTCTTCCTTGCCCTTTGGCTTCTGCCAGGTCTCGGTTCTGACCTTCTCGATGGTGTGGCTGGTTCCGTCTGCCGTCAGTTCGAGCGTCACGCTGTTATCCAGGTTGTGGATGATGTTTCCGTTCTCGTCCTTCGGGTCGATGCCGAATACCGATGCTCCCTCGCTGTTCTTGTCGAAAAGTACCCACTGCACCGCATCCACGATTGTGGTTTTGCCTGCGTGGTTCGCTCCCATGATCTGGGTGAGCGTGTTGTTGAACTCTATCTTTCTCTCACCGAGAACTCCCTTGAAGTTCTTCATGGTGATGGTGTTGAATATGATTCTCATGCTGCTATAGAATGTCTGAAAGTTTGATTAATGCCTCCTTTGCCTCCTTTGGGAGGTCTTTGTCTTCGCTCACTCCCTTTATGAACTCCAGCTTTGCTGCAGCTGCGAGTATCATGTTCTCGATAGCTTTGTCCTGCTGTGCGAGCTTCACGATGGAGTCGAGGATGAGTTTCGGGTTGTTTGCCTTGACTGATGCTGCGAGGAGCGTGTTTTCCTTGTTTCGCTCTGCTGCGATGAAGATGCGTGCTCGTCTCGGTGAGTCTTGCCCCCCCACAAAGTCCTCGTCATTGTATGCGGTGGCTGTGTTGAACTGGTTCTGCATCCACTCGGAGCCTTCCTTCTCCACGCTCTGCTGAGCCTCCTGCTCGTTGATGTCCTTTCCTTGGTTCTTGAATGTCTTCTTGAAAAATCCCATAATTCCTAAAATTTGAATGTTAAACTTATGTTAGATGGCTACTTGCCAAAATTTCACTATCTCCAGTCCTGTGTAAAAAGGGCGGTTAGTGCTCTTCCTTCGCTGGGCTTTTATGTGCCCTGCCTTGGTGTGTCGGAGGAGCGTGCTGCGGTTGATTCCGAGAATCTCGCAGGTCTTGGCGATGGTGTACCTCCCTGCTGGGTTAACGTTCGGTTTGGTCTCCGTCATTGCCTTCCTCCTTTCTCCTTTCTGCGTCCAGGGCTTGCATCATTCCCTTGCTGATTGCTATCATTGCCGCAAAGCAAAAGGCTACGAACCACTCGCCTCTGATGAGTGCCGCTGCCGTCTGCGTGATGCTGAAGACAAGGCAGGCAATCGCCCCAATCCACATGATGATGTTCTCTGCTCTTTTCAT